CATCCTCGAATTTTCCGGACTTTGGTTCGCCAAGAAGGCCTTTGGTCCATCCTGGAATATCGTCCAGGTCAGACTCCATGATGACCCAATTCTCGATGCCTATCCAGACGAATATTCTTTCATCGAGGATGACCAATAAAAAAAATTTGTTACTTATATAATAAAAGATGTTCGTGAAGTTTTTCGCTAAGCACCGTCAAAAACTTACTGTAATCTTAGCGATTGTTCTTGTAGTCTGGCTCCTCACTACCCTCGATAAGTCCTCCACGTACTCCATCAAGGAGCGCGAGTACGCGAGCTTTGGTCCCTCCGCCATCGGACCCTCCGCGGCTCCCGTAAACGGCGGTATGCAGAAGGGTACCGGACTTGCGTCCTCCCTCCTCCCCCGTGAGGTGGCGAGCGACGAGGATTTTGGGCAATTCGCCCCCGAGGATATCCTCAAGGGTCAGAACTTCCTTGAGCCCCGTCAGCAGATTGGTTTCCCCGAGACTGTCGGTGGCGCCCTGCGAAATGCTAACCAGCAAATCCGTGCCGATCCTCCCAACCCGAAGGATCCATTCGTTTGGAACAACTCTACTATCGTTCCCGACCTCATGCAGCGTAGTTTGTGCGCTTAAAGATTAGGTAATAGACATTAATAATGACTTCTGTATCAAGTGAACTCTCTGAAAATGTTTCTAAGCTCGTAGAACTTACCAAGCAACTCTCTGAAGCGAAAGCTGATATCAAAATCCTCAATCAAGAAGAGAAGAGACTGAAAGAGTCTGTGAAGAAGCATATGATTGCTCAGGGTATCGATACCATTAACCTCAGGAAAGGTAAGATTAGTTTACGTAAATCTGTACGTAAAGGAAGTATCAATAAAGATGCTATCAAGGAGGGACTTAGCACTTTCTTCAATGGCGACGAAGCTAAGGTGGAAGGAGCTTTAAACGCCATTCGTGATGGACTTAAGGTAAAAGAATCAACTTCTATTTCGTTAACTGGTATAAAAGACAAGCCCCAGAATGATAGTAAGTAGGAAAAATGGTTTGGAGCCAGTACGTTTACGAAGCTACAGACGGTTTTGACACCCACGCCAGTGATGACGATGAATTATATGACGACACTCCTCTGAATATTGAAGACTGGGAAGTCAAATACTCAGATGAACTACGACACATGTGGAAGACCATGGATACATTGATGTATGATGCACACATCAATCATTCAGGGAAGTTTTGTGATTTTGTCGAATTTTGTTTCACAGAACATGACACAATTCCTAGGGTTACTTGGGAATATGGAGAGCAAACTAAATGGTATGAGGAACGTCTCGCATATATTTGGAGAAATCTCAGGCGTGTAGTTAATGAAAATGGACTTTATGAAGAAATGATGCGAGGCGCTACGTTTAATAACTTCGCAAGTTTCGCTAAAAATTATATGGGTGTATATTAAATGCTCCCAGATATAACATCTCAAAAAGTTGCAGTACCCGCGGCGCTTTTTTTGGCACTGAGCCCCGGTGTTCTCGTAACAACCGACGGCTCAAAGGTAATCACATCCCAAGGAAAGATCGAAAAATTAGTCGTATTCTTTCACGCTCTCGTGTTCTTCCTCGTTTACAGTCTCATAGCGAAGATGATGGGTCTCGTACTCACGAAGACGGATCTCCTAGTGACCACATCTCTATTCATAGCTCTCAGCCCTGGTTTACTTCTCACTATTCCCCCGAAATCCGGAGGGATTATAGGGTCTGGCGAGACGAGTTTCGAAGCTGTCTTGACACATGCGGTAGTGTTTGCACTGGTCTTTGCGATTTTACGACGCCAATTTCCTCACCTCTATTAAATAGGAAGATGAAATACCTCATTCTAGGTCCCGCTTCGATGGCTATATTCTCTTTAATTGGGACTTTAAAGTCTCGCGAAACACAACTCGCGGATGTTAAAGAAATTTCGGGTTCATCAGCGGGAGCTATATTGGCATTGTTTCTAGCTATGGGGATGTCTATTGACGAAATTCTAGACATATCATTATCATTAAATATCCCCAATTTTGTTAAAATTCGTATTGGTTCCTTTTTTAACAGATTTGGTTTTGTTGATATGGGACCTATACGAAAAAAACTAGAAGATATATGTGGATGTGACCCAAAGTTCAAAGACTTGGATATGAAGATATACGTTTCCGCCTTTTGCATGAACACGAGTGAAACTGTGTATTTTTCACGGGATACTCACCCTAACATGAGTGTGATTGATGCCGTGTGTATGAGTATGGCTGTACCGTTCATATTTGCTTGTGGTACATACGAAGGTAGGACATACGTAGATGGTGGTACAAAAGAACAATACCCGTTAGCTCCTTTTTTAGATAAGAAGCCTCACGAAGTATCTTGTATTAAGATTAAAATGGATCAGATGTATCAAGAGGATATTGATACCCCTAGACAGTTCGTCGAAGCACTTATACGATCGTCGCTTTCGAATCGCGTAGAAGATAAGAGACCTATAGAAGTTATTGAAATAAACGTAAAAGATACAAACATATTTGATTTTGGTATGTCTTATGAAGAAAAAGTGAGACTTTTTAACATAGGATACTTAACTACGTAATCACTTTTTTTTGTTAGTCTATTATAATATGAAAGACCCGTGTAGGAAAAGCACGCGTGTAAAGGTACTCCGGAACGCTGTCGAGATCAGAACCGGTAAACCAACCAGACTATCAAAAAAGAAATTATGTGAAGTGTTCACCAACATCCAGGAAAAGAAGTTACCTCTACCTCCCTTGATTTTAAGTCCAGACAGGACGTACCTGATCGATAGGAAGTCTCCTCTTACATCTAATGATTATGAGCGCCTGTTTGATGCTTCGTCTAGTCGCGCTACCTTGAAGAGACTCGCTGAGAAGGTCAACATAAAAAAGGTCGAAGGTCTGACTAAAAGTCAACTGATTGAGGCTATCCTTAAACGATTATCGTTTCTTAAAATTTTTGAACCGGTGAAACTTGGTAAAAGGAGTAGTGCAGTTTGTAAAATCACAGCAGCGAAACCATCTGTTCCCGCAGCAGTGAAACCACCTACTCCTGTGGTAGTGAAACCCCCCGCAGCAGCGAAGCCACCTACTCCTGTGGTAGTGAAACCCCCCGCAGCAGCGAACGTCAAGGCTAGTGTCTCTGAGAATAACGCAAAGGTAATTTTGGGAGATAGGAATTACAATCTGTTATTCGACCCCACAACTAAAAAGGAAGAACTCGTGCGAATTGCCAAGAAGGTTGGTATCGTTGACCCTGAAAATATGACAAAGAGAGAAATTGTTGAAGCCGTGACGAAACGCATACGTTTCATGAGTAATAGAGGTCTTACTCCGAGAACTATGAAAAGCGGTACCAAGGTACCATTCTTTCCTGTAGCGAATGGTAAGCCTCCTCCTACGACGTTTCCGTCATTTTTACAACCTAAACCCCAACCCGCGTTTCGACCAACTCCAGTACCAGGTTCCAATTCGTTTCGACCAACTCCGGTTCCGATTCCGGGTCTTATTCCCCCGAGACCACCTAAACCATCTACAACGAATGCTGGAACGAGTACCAATAATAGACCATCGAATACTATCACTGGACCAACTAACAGCGGACCAACTAACAGTGGACCATCGAATACAAACAATGGACCAACTAACAGTGGACCAACTAACAGTGGACCATCAAATACAAACAATGGACCAACTAACAGTGGACCAACTAACAGTGGACCAACTAACAGCGGACCAACTAACAGTGGACCAACTAACAGCGGACCAACTAACAGTGGACCATCGAATACTATCACTGGACCAACTAACAGTACTGTTAAGCCTCCAAAACCAGGTAGTACTGGCTGGAAACCATCATTTCCTAAATTACCAAAATTACCAAAATTACCAAAATGGTCGTGGTGGGGAAGTGGTGGTAAAAAACCCAAACCATCAACCACTGGTAATGCAATCGGAACCAATGTAGCTAACGTGGCTAATGGGGGTATAGGTGGAATCACTCTCCCTCCCGTGTCAGTCACTCTTAATAGTGGTACTGGTAACAACGGACCCGTGTTTAACAGTGGTACGGGTAACAACACCAGGCTCATCACAAAGAATATAACTAACGCCATACTCGATGAACTAAAGAAGGACGTAGTTGCTAACATTAACCGTGCTCCAATTAAAAAAAAGAAAACTAATTCCGCAATTGTCGAGGATTTGATATTAAATGAAGTTATTAATGACATTATTAACGAAATGAAACAAAATAACACCAAAAAACGCTTCAATTCTCTCGTTACACCCGAACTCATAGGACAAGTAACTAATGACGTATTTAACGCATTACGAAATAACATAGGTAGAACTATTAACACTGTACCGATCACGAATAAACTCGTGGGTCAAGTGACGAATGATGTCTTCAATGAATTGCGAAAAAATGTTAACACTAAGAAACGAACCGTAAACATAAACACAAATTCGTTATCTAATGAAATTACAAAGAAAGTTGTGAACGAAGCTGTGAATAACGTACCCATAAGTAAAAAGAAAAATATCACAAAGTTGTTAAATTCAATCGAAGTACAGGTAAAGAAGCTAGCTAAAAAGAACGACAACGAAATTATCGATAAGCTCACGAATGAAATACTCGACGATATTACGAAAGACGTACAATCTAACATCAACAGAAAGCCTATAAATAAGATGAAGAGTAACAAACCTATATACAACACGAACAGTAACAGTAACAATAACGGAAACATAAAGCCTATATACAACACGAACAGTAACAATAACAATAACACAAAAACAAAAACGAATAATCCTCTATTTGAACCAAACATGAAAGCTAACCCATTATTCAACACCAATAATGGGTTCAATGGAGGTTTGCGTTTAGGAGCCAATAACAACAACGTTTCTATACCAAAAAATGTAAATAAAAACAACAGAGAACTAACTGAACTTAAGAATTACGTGAATAAATTAGGACTGAACGCAGCTAATAGAAATAAGATTGTCAAACTTTTCAATACCACGAATCAAACTCTGAATAACGCTAAAAAGGGAGCGAACATTATCAGTAACACCCGTAAAAGGGAAACCAACAATAGTTTCAGTACAAAAAGAAAGAACCTTGAAAATAAAATAAGAAAAGTGATTAACTCAAGACCTACTAATAACGGTGGTTTCAAGGAACGTGGTGGCTTAGCCAAGGGTAGAATCGGATTTTGGGCGAATGCTCTCAGAGAAGCTAAGACAAACGCAAACTTAAAAGATATAGAAAATGCTTTAAATAAAAAGGTTGAACTCCGAAAGAATATCGAAAATAAGTACACCAAGATGGGACTCACGAATAAATCCGTGAAAAATAAACACAGAAATATGGTAATCAAGTACAGAAATAACGTCAACAATAGACGCAAAGAAATTGAAAACTATCTCTCCAAAAAACCTACATTGATGGATAGGAGTAGTTATCAGTCGAAGATAAACGGTCTTCAAAGAAGATTTCCGAGAGGTCTAAACAATACAGCGAAGAAAAATTGGATAAGTAGAAGTAAGGGATACACTCGTCAGATTCAATCGGCGACCAAATATGGAGATATGATTAGAATTTATAACAACGCAATGAAAAATTTCAAAAACCTAAGATGATCCTTTCATTTTAAAATTTAAAATGTTTTTCAGCGAAGAATACTACAAGTATATCGATGATGATTGTAACGTTATCACCGATATACTTCTACACGAAGAAGTTCTGGAATTTATGAAAAATGGTCTCAAGAATGAAAATGTTACGCGGTGGTGTGAGGACAATCTGGACGATCTCGCATACATTTATTCCAAATACTATCCTATCAACAAGTCTTGGAAAGAAGCTGAAAAGGTTATGTTTTTCACACAGACAATCTACGAAAGGGATGATGCGTTAGAAGTAGTCACTAAGTTTGTAACTCGAAACTAAATTTAATCAACTTCATCTATGATTGGTCCTTTTTGTTGCGCGAAAAATGGGGCGCAAGTCTCTGTAAACTCTTTCTGTTTGTGCTCTATTTCGTCTATCTCCGCCGTTCTATTACCATCGATCCACGAAATGGCTTCGTCCACCTTTCCCTTTACCTTTTCTTTGTCCTCGTCAGAAAGAGTGCATTTTTCGTCATCGAGTGTAGACTTCATTCCATACACAGTCGATTCAAAACCGTTCATCGCTTGAATCTTTTTGAGGTAAAGTTCGTCTTCCTCTTTGTATTTTTCGGCGTCATTAAACATACGCTCGATATCCTCTTTGGAAAGTCTTCCCTTGTCGTTAGTGATGACGATCTTTTCGGTTTTTCCCGATCCCTTATCTTCAGCAGTTACGTTTAGAATACCATTCGCATCGACGTCGAATTTAACATTAATTTGTGGAATACCACGAGGTGCCGGTGGAATACCGTTCAGATCAAACTTTCCGAGTAGATTATTATGTTGCGCTCTCGCTCGTTCACCTTCATAGACTTGAATGCACACAGTCGTTTGATTGTCTGAATACGTAGAAAACACTTGTTCTTTACACGTAGGAATAGTTGTGTTCCTCTCTATGATCTTAGTCATGACGCCACCAGACGTTTCAATTCCCAAAGAGACTGGCGTGACGTCTAATAGAAGTAAATCCTGTACGGTGCTGTTATCAACACCGGAAAGAATAGCCGCTTGTACCGCAGCGCCGTACGCCACGGCTTCGTCGGGGTTAATAGATTTATTGAGTTCTTTACCGTTAAAAAATTGAGAAAGTAACTGTTGAATCTTAGGAATTCTGGTAGATCCACCCACTAAAACGATTTCATCTACGGCGGATTTATCC